GCGCAGGCGCGCCAGTTCTTGGCGTTCATGGTTTTGCATTCCCAGAGTGCGGGGACGGCGAGGCCGAAGCCTTCCGGCCCGGCGGCAAAGATGCCATCGACATGACCGCGAATGCGCCCGCCCGCGACAGAGAACCCGAACTGGCCACCGTCAGGACGATTACCTCTCTGCGTATAGATCTCGAACCCCGCGCCGCGCAGCCAGCGGATGGCGAGGTCTTCCAGCTCGTGCCCAATGGCGAAGATGCGCAGCAGCTGGCCGGAGAAGTCCTGCCCCTCGTCCTTGGGCGTGTGTGTGAACTCGAACTGCAGGGCGCGTTCGCAGGCGTGGCCAAGCCGCGAGCCACCAAGGTAATCACGGGGCGTGCGGGTGGCGTTTTCAGCGGTCAGAGCTGCATCAATGGTCTCGTTGACGCACTCGGCGAAGCTGGCTTTGTGATTGTAATCCAGCATCAGAAGGGTACCTCCGATTGGCTGGCGATCTCGACCATGGCTTCACGGAATTCGGTCACGGCGATCTCAATCAACCAAAGAACCTGGACTTCGGTGAGATCGCAAAGGCGCGTGTTCCAGCCGTATTTCTCCATCTGGCGCGCTACGGGCTTGAGGCTGCCCAAGATCGCCATGTGCTCTTCTTCGGTTATCTCTGCCATGTTCAGTCCTTTCCTGGCTTTTCGTGTGAAGGCTGCCTGGCACTGCATTGAGCAGAACCAGCGGTATGTGCGTTTGCCGCGCGGCCTATTCGGATCGAACCAACCGAAGCCGCGGGTGCGGGAGGTGCAGGCGGCGCAGAGCGTGCCGCGCGGATGCCACAGGCGATCAAAGCTCGGGCGATCCGCAGCCTCTGTGGGCGGGGATGGGATTTGCGCGACATGGCTCATGCGGCCTCCCGCGCGGTTGGGGCCGCGCTGGTGATCAACCCGCGAATGGCGCGCTTGTTGAACCCGAAGGTCATCAGCGCCGAGGCCTTGTAGCGGGTCAGGCCAAAATCGCTGCGCGCGGCGGGTGAGAGATATTGCAGCTGCTTTTCCGTGGCGGGCTGGTTCAGCCAGGCGCGCGTCTTGAAGGCGCTTTCGTCAGTCTCGTGGTCGTTGAGCCAATCATCAGCCTGCGCGAGACAGACGCTGCGCTCGCCGATCCCCAGCAGCTGCGGCTGCACACCCCGTGCGCCGCCAATGCTGTACCAGAGGCCATCGAGCCAGAAGATCCCGCCCCATGCTGAAAAGCCCGTCGCCAGAAGCGCATCCTCGGTGCCGAAGAGATCGACCCATTCGAAACTGGAGCGCTTGAGCAGATCAATCTCGGTCATAACGAACCCGGAAAGAGCTCCGCCGAGGGCTCCCTCAAGGGTTTCACCCTCATCCTCGACCAACAGCTCACCGCAAATCGGGCATTCGCGCGATGCCAGAGGAATATCGGCCTGGCACGCCGGGCAGGTTTTCGAGGGGGCTTCGCCGCTGGTGTTCTTGCCCTCCAGATCGACGTCCTGCTCCAGCGTGCCGTGGGTCAGGCTCGAGGTGCCAAAATCCAGCACCACGCAATCGGTCTTGACCACGCCCGGGTGCTCGGCGGGATCCACGGTGCGCAGGCCGCGCCCGACCATCTGGATCATGGTGGACTTGTAAGAACTGGGCCGCAGCAGCACGACGCAGGACGTGGGCGGGTGGTCCCAGCCTTCCGTGAGCACCGCCACGTTTGTGATGACGCGGATTTCGCCCTTGGCGAAGGCAGTCAGGATATTGCGGCGTTCCTCGCCGGGCAGATCGCCATGGATCAGACCGGTCGGAATTCCCGCGGCATTGAAGGCCTCGGCGACATGGGCGGCATGGGCCACGGTGGAGCAGAAGACGACCGTGGGCCGATCAGCGGCCTTCTCCTGCCAGTTGCGCACAACTTCCTCGGTGATCGGCGCGCGGTCCATGATTTCGGCCACCTCAGACATGTCAAAGTCCGACACGGTCTTGCGCACCGCCCTGAGCTTGTCCTGCACACCCACATCGATGACAAAGGTGCGCGGCGGCACGAGGTGACCTGATGCGATCAACTCGCCCAAGCGCACCTGATCGGCAACATTGTCAAAGACAGCGCGCAGACCCTTCTTGTCGCCGCGGTTCGGTGTGGCGGTGACGCCGAAGATCCGGGCGTCGGGGTTGGCATCACGGACGCGGTCAATGATGCGGCGATAGCTGTCGGCCACGGCGTGATGGGCCTCATCGATCACCAGCAGGTCCAGCTTCGGCATTGCGTCCAGATTGCGCTCGCGCGCCAGTGTCGGCACCATGGCGAACGTCACCTGGCCGCCCCAGGATTTGCTGGTGGCATCCACCACCGAGGTGGTGATGGCGGCATTGACCCGGCCAAACTTGTCGCGGTTCTGCGCTGTCAACTCGTCTCGATGCGCCAGCACGCATGCTTTGGCGGCGCTGTCGCCGATCACCTCACCAGTGACCGCCGACAGCATGATCGTCTTGCCCGCTCCAGTCGGCGCGATGCCGAGTGTGTTGTCGCGGGTGCCGAGCGCAGACAGGCTGCGCTCGACGAAGAGTTTCTGGCGGGGACGCAATCGCATGGCTCTGGCCCCTCACTCAGCCCAGCTCGGACGACCCGAGAAGCTTGGTGCGGCGGGCGCTTGCTGCGCGGGCGTCTGCTGCGATTGTGGCTGTGACGCCGGGGCCGGATGGCCTTGCACAGGCGCAGATGTGGCCGGTGCCTGATACTGTGCCCCCGATGCGGGGGGCTGGGGCTGCATCTGTGCTGCCATGCCCTGTGCCGCGACATGGCCCATCACCTGCGGGTAATCGCGATGATCGGGCATAACCGCGCTCTTGATCTCGTTCTTGTCCTCGCCGTTGGTGTCCTGTCCAACGTCGATCCGGGCGATAAATTCCAGACCATCGAGGTCAGCGAACCCGTTGATCCGGCGGCGAGCCTGAGCCTCGGGGGAATTGTCCTTGTCCGAGATGCCACGCGACGAATTGAGAATGCCCCGCACAAGGCTGCGGCCCATGTTGGCCCAGTTCGGACCATTGGGGCTGTACAGCCCGATCAGCGACCAGATCTTGCGCTTGGCATAGGGCCCTTCAAGCACCGTATATTCGGCATCAAGATAGACAGACCCTGTGCTGCCCCGTTTGGCATAACCGCCGGTCCAACCTTGGGTGGGATCATCAAACCCGCCGGGGCGCAGCGTCAGGCGCACCTTGGCCAGCGTGCCCTTGGGGATGACATTGCTGTTTGATTGGGCGTCGTTGAAATCGTTCCAGAGAGACATGGGTGAAGTCCTTTCAGTTGGGGGTGTCATTGGAGGGGGTGGTGGCCTGCGCCGCTGGCGGTGTCGGCAGCTGCGGGGCCTCAAAGGTCAGGCGACGGTCTGCGGGGATGAGCGGGCCCCGGATCTTGTCCATCAGCCTTCCAAGATGCGGAGGTTCGACCATGTCGAGACGCCCAGACCGATCCTTGGCCGGGAAACCCCAGGGATTGAGCGTGTGACAGACAAATCCGCGCTGAGGCGCGCCGTCCCCGCCTGCAATATCAGTCATGGTGATGACCTGATCGACGATCCCGGGCAGCTCCAACCCGGTCTTGGAGCCGTCGATCTGCGGCGAGAACACCTTACGGTTGAAGTCATCGAGCTTCTGATCGAGGATGCCGACAAACCAGATGTTTTTGCCGCGGGTGTGCTGAAGATGTGTGAGCCAAGCGATCATCTCGCGCCCGTGCAAGCCATAGGCACCGCGCACATCCGGCTTGCCCGTCTTTTCTGACAGCGCCTCGGGCTGACCCTTGCACCAGCCAAAGCAGAGCCGCCCTGCCACGGTGATGGAGTCGATGAACACCGTGTCATATTTGGCCAGCATCGCCGGGTCGCCGTACTTAGCGCAGACCGCCTCAAAGTGCGCCTGACTGTAGGGCTGATCCGCGCGCAGTGCCGGGTTGGGCCCGCCGATGAACACGGCAAAATCCCGGCATTCCGTCCAGGTCCGTGGGCGGATGGCGTCGATGGCCAGCCCCTCGATCGCGAGATCACCCGCTTCCAGATCGAAAAACAGCGTGGTCGAGTTCAACAGCGTCCAAAGCAGACTGGTTTTGCCGATGCCCGAGGGCCCGAAGATGACGCCTTTGATGCCGCGCGGCTCAGCCATGCGCTGGTCGGCGGTGATAATGGGGAGCGCGCCGGTCATGACAGCACCTCGCCGTTCATATCAGCGGCACTCGCGTCACCAGTCACGGCAATGTAAAGCGCATCAAGCCGGTCGGCCTCGGCGAGGCATTCACGCCCCTTACGCCGCATGAAGCGTCGAGCATCGTTCAGCAGTTCCGGGTCTTCGATAAGGCCCGGGACCGCGACATATTCCTCGGCGCTTTCAACGAAGTAGGATTTCGAGCGCAGGTCACTGACAAGCGGCGCAAACGCGTCGCATCGGTCGGCGAAATCCGTCTGGTTCAAAACGTCATGACGGTTTCGCAGGATACGTTTCACTTCGGAAATGATCCCGGTGCGCAACATGCGCATCGCGCCTTCCGCCCGTGCCTGCGAACAGGTCAACGGGAACGCCGCGCCCATGATATCGTCGGCTATTTTTGGGGCATTGTTGCCAAGCTGGGATGCCACCTCCCAGACACGTTCGCCAAAGGCCGCTGACTGACTGTCAAGCATCGAACCACTCCTTGATTTTGGTGAAAGCTTTCGACCCCGCAGCGATGGCGGCGGCATCGAGATGGTGAAACTGGCTGTCGCTGGCCTCGTGCAAACCGTCCCGAGCCAACTCGAGATTGTCGTCCGAGGCCCATTCAGCGAAGGCGCGGAACGTGCCGGTGACATGCTGCCAGGCAGCCTGTTGTGGCGTCGGCGGGACATAAAGCGGGTTCCGACGACTGGGTTTGCGCTGAGGGCGCATGCCTCGCACGGCGGCATCGACCACCATCTTGCGCAGCGCTGTCCGGTTCGGTTCTTCGCCGCGCTCAAGCTTTTCGTCGAGGCTGCGACGGATGATGCCGGGATTAGCGGCCTCGGCATCTCGGAGCAGACGTGCTTCGTGGATCTCGCGTCGGTTCAATCCAAGGCCAGCGGCACTTGGCACAACTTCGTTCACATCGCGAACGAGGTCAGTCCTGGCACCTTGGCGTCCAACGTCACCATCTGCCTGTGCACCGTCATATTCATCAGCCAGTCGGCGCTTTGCGGCAGCCTCGATCTCCAGTGCATGGGCCTGCGCGCGATGCGCCGCCGCAACCAGATCGTCATGCGCGGCTTTGGCCCGGCTCAGGCGTGCGACCCGTTTCGCGGTGTCATAAACAAGACCGGCAGCCTCGCGGGCCTCGAGCACTTCCGCTGCGGTCTTGGCTCCTGCCAGCATTGTTGCTGCGTGATCAATCAGGCCGGGAAGACCCTCGATCGTGGGGGAAATAGGAGCAAGCTC